GGTTGAGGGCTGTCGTGACCTCGGCCGATACCTCATAGGTGCCGGGGTAGATCACCTGCCAGGCGTAGCTCGGCGACCCCTCCCACCCGAAATAGGGGTCCTCCAGGATCGTCCCGAATTGAAGGACAGGCGCGGACGACGACAGCGTCTGGTTGGCGCGGAGCTGCGCCCGGAAAACGATGCCAGTCGCGAGGAATTCGAAGCTGTTGGTGACCCAGTTCTCGAAGTCCGTCGTCCATGGCGCGTATCCCGCCGCAAACGTGGGGATCATGGGCGGCGCGAGAGACATCTACAGCCCCTCCCAGCTCAGGATCAACCAGCATCCGGCCTGGTAGAGGTTCTGGGTGCCGGACGACAGTTGCCAGCCGGACAGGCCAATGGTGTCCCCGGCGTTGAGCCGCAGCCTGCGTTGGACGCTGGAGATCACGACGCCGTTGGAGCCGGGGTTCTGCATGTTGCCCCACAGCGTCGCCGGGCTGCCCGAGTTGTAGTTCGGGCTCGTCACGGTGAGGCCGGCGCCGACGCCGGTGTAGCTCGCGGCGGCGTAGGCCACCTGGCCGTAGCACCAGAACGTGCCACCCCACCCGGCCGGAATCGTCGCCAAAGATGTGCCGCCGGAGTACATCCCCCAGTTGTCGACCGTCGTGCCCAGGTCGATGAGGGCACCGACGGTCGGGGGTGCCGATGCGGACGCGATCGAGACTGTTGAGGCGACCGCGCGTTCCATGAACGGCGGCCACGTAAGGCCCCGGATGTCGTCGCGGACCGTGTTCAGCCACGCGCTCGTGATCGGCGATGGCGGGCTGGCGTAGGTGGGGGCAGGGGGGAGGACACCCCACGGGTTCGTGTCGCCGATGCCCAGCCACCGCAGGTCGAACTGGGGATAGGCGCCACCGGCAGCGACCTGCAGCGTTGAGGCCACGGTCGCCTTCGCGCCGAGCGCGAGACGGTCGCCGTTGCTGCCGCCGAGCGTCCCCGGCGTGATCAGCGGGACGAGTTTGGCGACCGAGGTGACACACCGGCCGCCGGTGGTGTTGGTGGTCTCCCCGCCGTACCAGGTGACGCTCGTTCCGCCGGCGGCGGCGAAGCCGATCCCGGCGCTGAACGCCTGCCCGCTTGTGGAGTACGACGTCGCGGCGCGGCCTTTGGCGAGATACCAGCCGGGCGCGCCCTGGTTGTAGCAGAGGTAGTAATAGGCGGGGTAGGTCACCGAGCTGTGCTGCTGATACGGATCCCACACCTCGGTGTCCAGGTTCACCGCGGTCCACGTGTTGGCGGTGAGGCTCTGCGCGGTCTGCTGGATCCCGGAGAAAGCGGTCGGGTTGGTGAGCAGTGTGATCGCGTTGCCTGGGTCTTTACGGAGCCTGGACGGGAGCACATAGTCACCGTTGGCCCAGGTGCGCGGCGGGCGGGCAATCGTTACGCCGCTGTACATCGACTCGGTGGGGCTCGTCGTGTACGGGTAGGGAGGGACGGCGCCCATGTCAGTAGCCCATCCGGACTGTGCCGTTGAGTAGCCCTCTGACAGGGTCGTCGCAGGTGAGGATGTTGCCGGTGTAGGGGACGACGTCACAGGTCACACTGGCCGTCCCCCCTGCGAAGTCGATCTCGCGCTCAATCTCTACGATCATGCAGAGTTGGGAGATCTCGGGGGCGTACCAGGGCCTGCGGTTGATCTCCACGACCTGCCCGATCTCGACCCCCAACACGAACGGCCAGTTGTTCGGATTGGCGGCCGCGCTGACGGTGACCTTGGAGATCCGCACGGCGGCGACGCCCTGGACCTGCACGATCCACGACGCGACGTCCCCTACCGTCGTCTGGGTCGGGTCGAAGCGACTGCCGATCGACGTGTCGGTGTTGGCCAGATAGCTGGTTTGGGTGAAGGTCACCAGACCGTTCTGGCCGATCGACGGCTGGTTCTGGGCGGAAACCGCGCTCTGCTCGCCGAGCGGCGTCAATTCGGCGTCGTTGGCGACCTTCGTCGCGTCGTCGTCGACCGTGATGTCGGGCGCGTACGGTTGCTCGCCGCCGTAGACGCATATCGGGGCGCCCGCGACCTGGAATACCGCCGTGCCAGGCGGGGTTCCGGTCATCGACGCGACGAGTGTCGCGGCGACGGCTCCGGCCGGCGCGGTCGCCTGGCCTGTCAGGTACTCCGGCACGGTCGGTACCGCGATCACGTCCACGAGTGTCGTCGAGCCGATCTGGCCGCCCGTGGAGTTCCACCAGGCGATCCCCACGGTGGAGGTTCCGCCCGAGTAGCCGGTGGGGCATACGGCCCAGCACGACGCGGTATAGGCGGTGCCCGGGGTGACGGCGACATGCTCACTGGACAGGGAGACGGTAGTCGCGCTGCCGGACGGGGTGACTTGGGTGGCGTAGGAGAATCCGCCGATGGACGGGTTGGCGATCAGGGTGGCGGTACCGCCGGCGATCGTCCATGGGGTGAGCGTCCCGGCGAACGCGGGATTGCTGTTCAGCGGCGGCGTTGTGGCGTTCTCGCCGAGCGTCCAGCTCGTGGGGAGGTTGAATCCCCAGTAGCGGGTCCGGTAGGTGAGGGCTCCGTCCCCGGCCGCCCACCACAATCCGAGGTCGCTGGCGACGATGTTGCCTATCGCGTCGGCGAGCTGCTGGCCGCCGGACGGCGCGACGAACTGGCCGGTGGAAGTGGTGCGGCCGGTGGTGCCGCCGATGTCGGTGATCGGCGCCGCCAGGTCCGTCTGCTCGTAGGTGACCCCGTTGGACAGCATGAGGCGCGGGATTGTGCCGTACCCGGCATAGGACAGCAGCCGCTCGACCCTGCTGGCCAGGGACTCATAGATAAGGAGTGCCGGGTTGCCTTCGAAGGCGTTCCATCCGGCCGCGTAGAGCGCATTCTCGACCTTGACGGAAATCAGGTAGGGGAAGATCGCGATGTGGGCGATCTCCCCGTTCCACATGTATCCGGTGTAAAGCGCATCGGCCTGACCGTTGAAGGTCATCCATGTCGGCTGAACGAAGTTGGCGGTACCCGAGCCGACGGCGAGGCCGAGCGCACCGGCGTCGAAGGTGACCTGCCAGGTCGTGGAGGTCAACCGGATCGTGACCATGCCCGAGCCGTAGTAGAAGGCCGACTCCAGGGTCGTGTTGGTGGCCGTTCCGCTGGAGGTGTAACTGGTGAAGATCAAGTTTCCGGACGAGTTGAACCACAACTGGGCGCAGATGCCCTTGCTGTTCTTCATCGTCCACAGCACCGACGTGTATGACTGGCCGCTCGGCCGGTCGAACCAGAACACCACCGTCATCCCGGTGGTGGTGAGGCTCGGCATCAGCGGATCGTTGTACAGCAGCGAATAGCCCTCCGTGAGGGTGGAGCCGGTGATGCCTTCCTGCTCCCACACGGTCTCCCCGGGCGCCCCGGCCAGGCTCATGGCGGTGGATCCGAAGACTCCGGTGACGCTGCCGACGCCGTGTTTGGAGGTGACCACCGTCAGCGGCAGGGAGTTGCCGGGTGCCTGGTTCACGGCGGACACCGACCCGGCGGCGTCGTTGCACGGGAAATAGGCGTAGGGGACGGCGAGGAGGACCTCCTCCTCGACACAGTTCTGGAGCTGGCCGGTCAACACGCCGAGCCCGTCGACGCCGGGCATCTCGACCAGGCCGTACCGCGTGCCGTCCCAGCTTTGGCTGAAGTTGGTGACGAACATCGACGACATGCAGTAGGTGGCGTTCTGCCAGCCGCCGAGGAGCCGCAACGGCACCATCGTGTCCAGACCGCCCGGGGAGGATCCGCCGTAATGGGCGGTGATCTGCGCCTGGCTGAGCGCGAAGCCGTAGACGGCGACGCCGGACAAGTATCCGTGCAGGTAGTCGGTGCTGGAGCCCGCGTTGTAGTTGTAGCCGGCAGAGACCTCGCCCTGCCCGCCGACGCCCGCTGACCACGGACCCGCCCACGAAGCGGACGCCACGACGACACTGTCCACGTAGAGGCGTGCGATCGACCCGTCCCAGGTTCCGGCGATGTGATGCCAGCCCGAGGCCCCGATCGCCGAGCCGGCCGTGACCGTGGTCGCGGCCGTGCCAGTGCCGAGGATGAGTTGCGGTGTGGAGCTGCTGGAGAGCTGGAGATCGAAGCCGGCGAGGTCGGTGGCAGTGTGGCTGCTCCCGACGAGGCACGAGTTACCGGCCGGGCTGAAGCCACCAAGATTCACCCAGCACTCGGCGCTGAACGCCGAAAGCTGGACGGGGTCGAGGGCGGTGTCGACCCTGGAGCTCGTACCGTTGAACATGGCGCTCGGCCCGTTCGCCGGGAACGGGCCTGGCTGCCCGAACGTGACATTGTCGACGTTGGCAGGCACTCCGTTGCCCGAGTAGTCCTGCGGGTCGATCGTGCCGATCGAGTCGGCGAGCGGAAACCACGCCAACACCGGGCAGTTGTAGACGCTCGCAGTGTTCGCCGGGCTCAAGGCGCCGTCGTTCTGCCAGCAGTCGACCGTGTACTGGCCGGCCTGGCTGCCGCCCAGCTCGTAGGACGGGCCGCGCTGCTCACTGGAGCTCTTGTAGCGGCTGGTGATGTCCACCCACACGGTCTCATCCGCCGGAGTGAGCGCCCCCGCTCCCGGCGCGATCAGGAGCCGCATCTGCCCCCAGGTGGGGTTCGGCTGCACTGCCGCGGCCTTGCTGTTCAGTACGGCGAGGACGACCGTCGCCATGTCCAGGCTCGCGGTGGACGACCAGGTGACCGTCTGGCCACCGCTGCTCGACGGGATCCATTGGGCGGTGAGCTGCAGGTCGGATGTGTGGTCGGTCCCGTTGCTGGTGGTCACCGTCGTCAGGCCGGTGAACCCGGAGCCGGCGAGCGAGATCGTGGCCGTGTTCAGGTCGGTCGCCGCGGCGGTGAATACGGCGCTTGTCCCGCTCGGCGTGGCCAGCGGCATGGCGACCGACGTGCCCGAGTTGATGTAGCCGGTGACGACGTTCGCGGCGAGCCCGTAGCCGGTGCCCATGCCCGAGATCTCCAGGATCGTCGCGGCGTAGGAGATGTACGGGCCGGTCGGTGCGACGAAGATGTTGCTGGCGGCGCGGGCGTTCGGGGCCGCCCACACCAGGATCCGTGTCGTCCCGCTCGGCGAGCTCGCGGCGTGCGGCGCGCCGACCGGCAGCCAGTAGTTGTGGGCGTCGTCGGTCACGACTGCGGAGGCGGTGATGCCGGACGCGAGCGGGGGCTGACGTATCGCGACGATGCAGATCAGCCAGTTCCCGGCCGTGTTGGAGATCGCCTTGCGGTATCCGGTGATGGCCGGGACGGGAACGATGTACCCGGTCGGAGAGGCCAGACTCAGGATCGTGGTGTTGACCAGCGTGGGCGCCATCACGATCTGCCCGATTGGACGTTCAACCCGTTGCCCGCGTTGTACCTCTCCCGGCGCAAGGTCCTCTTCTGGACGACGTTCTGCAACTTCCGGCCGTCGAGGTAGACCTCCAGTTGGATGACCGGCGTGCCCCCGGCGGCGCCGCCCGCACCCGCGTAGGCGAGGCCACCGCCCGACACGGCGAGGTGGCTGGCGCCTGCTGTGGAGATGCCCTGGGCGACCTGCCGGACGGCGGCAGTCACGCCGGGGGCGCCTTCCTGGATGCCGTTGAGGAGCCCCTGCATGATCATGCGGCCGTGCTGGTGGAAGACCCGCGACGGGGAAAAGATCCCCAGGACCGACTTGAAAGCTCCCGAAATGTCGCCCGCGACGTTGGAGACCCAGCCGATCATGGCGTTCGCGGCGGCCTTCAAGCCGTTCCACAGGCCAGAAATGATCGCCTTGCCCGTGTTGTACAGCGTGGAGGCCAGCCCACCGAACAAGTCGTCGATCATGTGGACGGTGCCACTAACGATCGTGTGGGCGAGATCCTTAATGTCCTTCCAGGCTTTGCCCCAATGCCCGGTGATCACATCGAGGACGATGCCGATGACGTCCTCGATGGCGCGGATCGCGGTGCCGATGGTGTCGCGGATCACGTGCCACACGGTCGTCACGATGCCGGAGACCAGCGCCCACGTGGCCTTCCACGCCCCCTCCAGGAGCGCCAGCGCGGGTTTCAAGATCGCCCAGATGGTGTCCCACGTGACCGTTATCTGCGTCTTGATCCCAGTCCACACGACCTGGATGACCTCATGGATCTCGGTCCAGTGGGCGTGCCACCACGACATGAACTGCGCGATCTCGCCCTTGATCCACTGGATGACGGTCGAGTTGAACCAGTGGACTACGGCGCCCGCCGCGTGGAACGCGGCGGAGAAGGCGGTCTTGAGGGCGTGGCCGACGTCGTCGACGATGTCCCGGAACGTTTTGCAATGCTTGTACGCCTCGTAGATCCCTACGGCGAGAGCGACGACGAGCATGATGATCGCGCCGATGGGGTTGGCGTCGAGTGCCGCGTCGAGCCCCGCCTGCGCGAGCATCCACAACTTCGTCACACCGGCGATGGCGGTGATCGTGACGACGAGCGCACCGAAAACCTTCGCGAGATCGGGGTGTTTCATGATCGCGCCGAACACGTCGTTCAGGGCGCCTAGTGCCTTCTTGACGGCCGGGAGCAGCATCGACCCGAACGAGATCGCGAGGTTCTTCAACCCGGCGAGGGCGTCCTTCCACTGCTGGTCGACGGTCTCCTGCGCCTTCTTGGAGTCGGCGCCGTAGTTGTTGACGGCCTTACCGATGTCGTCGTATTTGCTCTTGAGACCGCCGAGGTTCTGCATCAGCGCCAAGATCGCCTTGTCGCTCCGGCCGCCGCCGAACAGCTTCGCCATAACCTGATCCGCCTGCGCCGCGCTCAGCCCGGAGTGATGGAACGCGGCCTGAAGCTGCGACAACGCGACATAAAGCCCGTCCGGCTTCTTCAAATCGGCGGCGATCTTGTTGGTTGTCAGGCCGTAGCCGTTCATGACGTCGGCCAGCGACTTGTTCTTCAACGCGACGCTGCCGGTGGTCAGGCCGAGGCTCTTGAGGAACGTGTTGGCCTCTTTGCTGCCCGCCGTGACCATCGACAGGCCCATGGTCAGGCGGGTGGAGGCGACCTCCGCCGAGTTGCCACGGTCGGTGAGGTAGGCGATCGCCGCACCCATCGACTGGATGCTGATGCCCATCGAGCTCGCGGTAGGAGCCCAGTTCTTCACCGACTGGTTGAAGTCCTGGAACCGCATGTCACCCTCGCCGACGATGGCGTTGAGCAGCGCGGCGGTGTGGGTGGCGCCCCCGGCGGCGATGTTGAAGGACTTCATCACCGAGCTCAGGGCGTAAGTGGTGTCCTCCAGGTCGGCGCCATGAATATCGGCCAAGTTGGCGGCCTGGGCGACGGCGTTGAGGGCCGCCTGGTAGGACAGGCCGGCGGACACGCCGTGATACATGGCCTCGGCCATCTGGGTGCCGGTGAACCCGTACCGGGAGCCGAGCTGCAGCAGGTTCGCCGAGACCTTGCTGATCTGCTGGCCAGTCAGCCCCGCCGCCGTGTACAACCGGGTGACCTCGGCGTTGAACCCGGCGGCCTTGTCGGTCGCGTAGATCGCGCCTGCCGCGACGCCGAGCAGCGCGAGTTTCATCTTGCCGCCGAAGCCGACCGCCCCAGTCGCGGCGGCATCCCCGGCGACGGCAGAGTCGGCCTCGGCGGAGGCGACGACGCGTTGTCCGTCCGCCGCCGCCGCAGATGCCTCACCGACCGACACGTAGGCGTCCCGCACGGCCACCTGGGCGTCGGCGGCCGCGATCGCAGCGTCCCGCACCAGGGCAAGATCGCCGGCAAGGCCCTTCTGCAGGTCGGCTTCGAGTTTGGCCATGTCGGCGGCGGCCTGCTCGGCGGCGGTGAGCCGCGACTCGGCGTCGGCCGCTGCGGCCGACGCTTCAGCTAGCGCGTCCTCGCCCGCCGCGGTCTCCCCGGCGGCGCCCGCGCCTTCCACGCCTCCGGCGCCGCCAATGGCGGCAGAACGTTCTTCGATGGCGGTAATGGACGCGGCGACCTCGTCGAGGCCGGCCTGCATTTCCCGGATCCCGGCCAGGAACCCGGCGGCGTCGAGGCCGAAAACCTGGGTGACGGGGGGTAGCAGGCCAAAGGCCATGACTCATCCCCCCTTTTGGAGTGCCGGGTCATGGCGTTTTGTGGTGGGCGGGTCATCCAAACGGGCCGCCTCCGCGTCGAACCCAGAGGGCCCCTTGTCCCCGGCGCTGAGGAGGATCCGATGGGCTATCCGCCCCACCCGCCGCTGTCCGCGAACGGCCACAACGGCCAGGTGACCTTCGACGGCCAGTGGGTCACGATCACAAGGCAGGGCTTTCTGGCCCGCGCGAGCGTCGGGAAGGGCGACAAGCGCATCCACATCAGCCAGATCCCCGGCATCCAGTGGAAACCAGCGGGCCCGCTGGTCAACGGTTTCATCAGCTTCGGGATGCCGGGCGCGGTGGAGCGCCGGTCCCGGTCGGGCCGGCAGACGAACGATCACAACCGCGACGCGAACTCTGTGCTGTTCACCCGCCAGCAGATGGCGGACTTCGAGCGGATCCGTGCGGCCGTCGAGCAGGCCATCGCGGCGGCGCACGGCGCCCCGCCCCGCGCGCCCGCGCCGGTCGCGGCGGACGGGCACGGCACTGCGGCCGAGCGGATGAGGCAACTCGACGAACTCCGCACGCAGGGGCTAGTCAGCGACCAGGAGTACGCGGCGAAACGCGCGGAGATCCTGGGTTCGCTGTGACTCAGGTAGACAGATCAGCAATCCACGCCGCCGCCGCGACGCGCGACAGGACGCGGGAGCGTGTCGTGGCCAGCGTCGTCGCGGCCATGAACGGGCGCGGCGGGATCTTCACGCTCGTCACCTCGTTCCACCCGCCGCCGTACTGGAATTTCAGGTAGGGCGCGGTCTTGGCGCTGATCGTGGCGCCCCACTCGTGGACGGGCGCGTAGATCAGATCGCTTCCGATGGCGAGGGTGGCGATACCCGGCGATACGAGGATGGGCGGGGTTTCCTCGATGCTGGCCGCGAGGTCTCCGCTGATCGTCGCGGGGGGCTGGCCGGGGGCGGCGGGTGTTGGGGTTCCCGCCTCGTGGCTTCGCGCCGTGAGCACGGCCCGCACCGCTGTGCCGTAAGCCTCGCCCATCGCCTTGACGGCTTCGCGGGGAGCGGTTGTCTCCGCCCGGGCGGCGAGGACGGCAAGATTCCGGGCGACTTCCTCGGCGGCGTTCATCGGCTCGGCTTCCCGTTGTTGCTGCGCCGCACCTCGGCCGCGATGCGTCTCTGGGAGATGTCCCAGCAGTACCGCTGCACGTAGAGGGGCGTTCGTTTGAGGTCAGTCCAGGACCAGCCCATTTCCCGCATGAGCTCGTAGTGCATGACCTCTTGCGGCACCCAGTCGCCTCCCCAGGTGCCGTCGTAGATGGACTCGGCCGGGACGAGGACCTCCTCGAAATACTCGGTTCCCGGCTCTATCGAGGGTTTATCTTCTTCATCTCCTCCCCGAGCCGCATGGTGATCTCCATGGGGAGTTTCGCCACGGATTCGGGAGTGACAGGTAGCGGCAGGAGCTCCTGGTCGGGTAGGACTCCGTTGCCGTCGCAGACTGTGCAGTCCGGCCCTGGGCACTCGGGGCACGGGTAGACGGTCGCGTCGTAAGCGTGCCAGTTCACGATCATCCGCGCCGCCATGCGGTTGATCGTCGTCAGGGTCTCCTCCGAGACCGCGACGTCCTCGGATTCGACGTCTTCGACATTCGGGAGGTTCTCTGTGTCCTTGGGCAGGTCGCCCTGGACGATCAGCTTCGGGTTCTTGATCGCGACCCAAACGGGGTCGCCTTCCTCGGAGATCTCGGGGAAGTTGAGCCGGATGAATCGGTTGGCGTAGCCCGCCACGGGCACCCCCAGGAAGGTCACGAGCCCTGCCATCTGGGCGGGGCTCTGGGATGGTCATCCGATCAGTAGGTGGTGGTCCGGAAGTTTTTCAGGACCGCGCCGGTGACTCCGTTGTCGATGCTGTTGGCGACACCGGAGAGGTTGAAGGACGCCTGCACGTACGCCGCGGCCAGATCGGGGTCGAACGTGGTCCAGCCGCTCTTGCTCATCGTGAGGGCGAGGACCGTGCCCGCGCCGAGCTGCCCGCCGACCGGCTCGGTGAGCGTGGCCACGCACGGCTCCTGCAGGTAGGAGTAGTAGAGCTGGTAGTCCGCCACCGACTCGAAGATCGCCTTGTATGTGCCTTCCACTTCGAGCGCGCCGGGGAACACCTCGCGTGGGCCTTGCTGGCCGTTCGAGGCGTGGATCGCCTCGGTGGCGCGTTTCATGGTCATGTCGAAGGTGAGGCCCCTGGTCGAGGCGCCGCCGCCGTTGGTCATGGTCCATGTCCAGCCACGGCTGGGCTGGGCCGTCGAGTAGGCCGGGGTGAAGGTCGACTGGATCGCCGACGGCCAGCCCAGCGACTTCGGCGACATGGTGACGATGGACTTGGGGTCGATTTTCAGCGCCAGGTCGCTGAAC